CCACCAACATCGCCAAGAGCGGCAAGTTCTCCGAGATCTCCGCAGCCTGGCAGCCGTCCGCAGTCGGTCAGTACCTGAAGGTGTACTACAACCCCGACGACAGCAAGTTCATCGAGGTGGACCGCGGCTAAACCTGTAACCAAGGAGGGCCGGTACTCCGGTCCTCCTTTTAAAAATTTGCAGACATGAAAAAAGTACCTGCCATCGCATCCGTAACGGACCACGAGACCCAAGGCCGCCGCCTGTACAACGACATCTACCTTATTCCGGAGGATGCCGTGGACCTGTCCACCGAGCCCACCATCGATGACTCGGCGCGCACCATGGAGGCGCTTTCGGTGAAAGAGGGAGAGGCTTGGGTGAAGCACCAGGCCGTGAAGTTCACCCCCTCCGACACCAACGAAGGCCAGGGCGGTGATATCACCACCGACGTCACCGGCACGCTCGCCTACACCGTAGGCGGCGACCGTCCGGAGATCGACGACTTCCTGGAGAACCAGCACGGCCGCGGCTTCTACATCGGTGTCACCGACCGCGTATCCGGTAAGAAGAAGATCTACGGCCGCCCCCGCTGCCCGTACTACTTCCAGAACCACTCCCGCCGGAAAAACGGAGAAAACACCAGCTGCGACATCACGTTCACCAGCCCGTTTATCTACCAGCCCCTGGAGTACCTCGGCGACTTCTTCACCACCCCGGTGACCCCTCAAATCGTCGAAGAGACCCCCGGCGAGACCCCCGGCGAGACCCCCGGCCAGGAAGAGAACAACTAACCGCCACGACAGGGCCGCAGGAACACCACGGCGGCCCTGTTTTTATTAAACGAAGAAGATGTACGACTTCTCCACCAAGAAATCACTTAAAAAGCGCGCCAAGGTAGCACATATCGAGGCGTACCGCGCCATGCTCGCAGAGCGCAGGGTTCCCGCAGCCGGCTGGGTGGCCATCAACCCCAAGGAGCTGGCGGAAGATCTGCTGTACATCCTTCTGGATTACTACAGCATTGAGGAAATCGAGGCGAGGGCGAGCGGCAGCGCAGCTCAGGCCGCCACGGTATCGACAACCTCGCCCGGCAGTTCTGGTACCACGCCGGTAAAAAAAAAGTTTCTAAACAGCAGGAGTACCCGAACATCCGCTGGCAAGACATGGACGACCCTATCGTCCGCCTTGCGGACAGTATCTTCTCGGATCGCATCAGCTGCTGGCAGCGTCTTCAAGAGCTCGAAAAATTAACCCAGGAGGAAAGCGCCCCGGTATCCGTTCTTTCCGAGATTGTCACCCTGGAGATACGCCGCGAGCTGTGTTTCCAGGAACTTCGACACCTGAATGACAAAGGCGAGTTCCTGGGCCACCATCCCTTCATATCACAGAAGTCCGAACGGGAGATGGTATTCCGGATACTCCAGGAAGATCCGGAATCCTACTTTGAGGAACGGAAAAAAATCGAGGATAATATATCCCGCTACTCCTCGCAGATCAACGGTAAAAAATCATCTGAAGCCGTCCGGGAACGGGCGAAGGTAAGCCTGGAGAAGTACCAGGTAAAACTCCAGCTGTACAAGGATGTCTTCAGTGAGTTCATGCGTAAGAAATGAATTTTGAAGACCACACCGAAGAGTTCACCAACCAGGTAAAAGATCTGGCAGTCATGGGTCTGGTACCACGCCAGATCGCGGAGCGCCTGGGCCTCGAGGGAGCAGAGCGCCGTGACTTCATGCGCGCCATCATGTCCGACTCTCACCCGCTGCACGATGCGTATATTACTGCCCGACAGCATGGCATAGAAGACGCAGACACCTCCCTCGTCGCACTGGCCGACTCAGGAAATACGGACGCGCTGGAACTACTCTACAAAGTGCGCTTCCAGAATAGAGTGGACGCTGTAAAGAAAGAACTGTTCGACCTATGAGACCCGACCGCCTTGAACTACTGGCCAGCTACGACGCTGATACCATCCAGTCCTTCCTGGCTACCAGGAAGTCTGAGGTTATTCCTCCGGAGATGCGCGATTATATTCTCCAGCTGGACTCCCTGGCCAAGATCTTCCATTATCACAAGAACAGCCAGGCGCGCGCCATCGAGGAGCTGCGGAAACAGTGGCCCACGCTCACCATCTCGCAAGCCCGGGAAATTTACCGCGACGCCATGGAATATTTCTATCAGGACGCCGGTATCAGCGCCAAGGCATGGGATAACAAATACGCCGATGCCCTGGACGACCTGGCCCGCGCCGCTATCGCCGCGGAAAAGTTCGCCACCGCAGAGAAGGCCTTCACCAAGGCACACGAGCTCCGAACCAAACAGCGGGAGCAGGAAGCCTTCCAGTGGCACGCTCCGGTCTTCTTTATCAATATCAACGTCAAGCCCGAGGATCTGGGCTACGCTTCCCAGCGCCTTATGGATATCGCCCGCCGTCATGAAGACGACGAACTCCGGAAAATGATTACCGGGCTGGAGACTACGGATGCAGAGAAGATCCGACTCATGAACGAGGCCGGTATCCAGGACGCCCGGATCGTAGAAGAAATACCTGAAGACGATGAGTAAAGAAGCCGCTGCTCCAGACTACGTGGAGCTCTACCAGAATAAGGTCCAAGCCCTTGTGAACATCGTGGATCCAAACAAGCTCTTTGTGGTGGCTGGCCGCGGTCTTGGTAAAACTTCACAGATAACCGCTCGGCGGATCCTGCGTGTTGCTAACGAGATGCCCAGGGAAGTATCGATCATTTCCCACAAGAGCTTCGTAGCCCTGTTCACCAATGTCATCCCCGCCATCCTGGAAACCTTCAGGTCGGAGGTAACGATGCCGGATGGCAGCGTCAGGCAGCAGCTCATAGAAGGCGTGGACTACGTTGTAGGCGAGAAGGAATTACCCAAGCATTTCCAATCTCCCCGGTATCCACTCCTCTATCCTGAGCGTTCCATCGTTTTCGCAAACGGGCACGTTCTTCAGGCCGTGTCCATCGACAGGGCCGACTCCATCGCCGGCCGTTCCGTGGTTCACGCATTCCTGGAGGAAATGAAGTACAGCGACGGCGAGAAGGTCCGGACACGTATCATTCCGGCCATCCGCACCTCGCGGATAGGCATGGGATCAGAGGCCCACAAGTCGCACTTACACGGCGGTATTACTGGTGTTACTGACATGGGCCGCGTATCACTGGGCGAGTTCAACTGGTACCAGGACTACGAGAAAGAGACCGACCCGCAGCTAATCGCCGACATTGTCACCCTATCCCTGGAGATTAACAAGGCCCAGTATAACCTGTATATGGGGCAGAACGTGACGGCAGCGCAGAATAAGATCCGGAAGTACCTGCCACTCCTCCGGAGGCTCCAGAAAAGCGCCACGCTATACGTACGCGCCAGTACCTTTGCGAACCGCGACGTGTTAGGCTTGGAGTATTTCAAGACCCAACATGAGATCCTCGCCATGTCGGAGTTCCTCTCCTCCATCTGCTCTATCGGAGACAGGAACCGCGATAATCTTTTCTTCGACCTATGGGATGAGCAGAAGCACACTTTCGACGATAGCTATAAGTATAGCGTTATCGATAAGCTGAACCTGAAGGAGACTTTCCGTGTTACCGCCGAACACCTGAAGTATTACCAGCCCCACGAGAAGCTGCTGCTGGGCTACGACCCCGGCTCCTTCTCCTCCGTGGTGGCCGCACAGGTGGACCGTAGCGCGAATACACTCCGGATCCAGAAGGAGTTCTTCGTCTATCCCCCGGAGGACGCAGCAGATCTGGCCGCCCAGATAAACGCCTACTACGGCGGCGCCGCTAAGCTCCGGCAGATAGACCTTTATTACGACCGCGCCGGCAATAAGAAGAATAAACAATACGAGAAGGATGCAGAGACCGACGCAAAGCGCCTGAAGAAAGAGCTGGAGAATTACGGCTGGCGGGTGCGGCTCATGAACCTGGGCCAGGCCACCATCTTCTACTGGCAGCACTACCGGCTATGGCGTCGGCTCCTGGCAGAAAACGAGCGCAGCGTGCCCAAGATCCGCATCGATTCCAACGAATGCCAGAACCTGGTGAGCGCCATTTATTGCTGCAAGAAAATACCAGGATCTTCACCGGTGGAGCTGGACAAAACCCCGGAGAAGAAGGTGCCCATCCAACTCCAGGCGGGACTCACACCGCAGATTCCGTCCGCCATGACGTACCTGGTGTGGGGCCTGTACGAGAAATTCTTCCCCGGCGTTCGGTCGTTCACCACAACGGGCGAAAATTTCCAGAATTATATCGGCTAATTTTACAGAAATACCCCTATTTCGCCGGAATAGACCGGAAAATAGGGGTATTTTTATCTCAAAACCCATAAGAATTGACCATAGTCAGCTATTTATAAAACAACTAACGTGCTGTGACTGGGACACTTAACGGAAAATTTTTATCGACTTTTGAAATTCCGCGCCTCTCGAGCGCGCCGCCGCTCATTTTCCCGCTTGTATTACAACGAACGAAAACGACGGAAATATGACGGAATGGACAGTTTTTGTCCTTTCCGGGATAATATCTCCAGGTTATCTTCGCATCAGATAAAAAAGCCATGGATACGATCAAAGGAACAGCAGCGCTACAACGTGCCGAGCTCATCTCCAAGATGGGCGGCACGTTCACCATTTCCTTCTTCCCGTATTCCAGGAAGAAAGCGGCGAGTGCGCCCGTCTCCAAACTGAAGACCTTCCAAGATTGCACCATGCGACTGCCTCTCCCACACGATAAGTTCGACATCGATGGGAAACACTACTTCCTTTTCTCCACCGCAGACGATAAGCCCCGCACATGCTACCGTGTGCTCATCCGATATATCGGCTTTTCCGACGAAAACAACAAACTGTATAGAGTGAACTGGTATGAATAAATTCGGCACCATAACCGGCGCTGGCTACGCCCTTACTTACCAGATAGGTAAGGCCCCCGCCGCATCCATGGACAGCGAGAGCCCCTCCAGCTCCGAGAGATCCGCCACCCTCTCCGCCCAGAGAATGACCCCTTACTACTTCTGGCCTGCAGGTGAGAATAACGACGACCCCGACGTCTGCTCCGACCTAATCAGCGGGAACCGCCTGCTGCCTTCGCTTATCGAGAAGCAGGTGGCCATCCTGTATGGTACGGGCCCTATGCTTTATAAGGAGGAGATCCAGCCCGATGGTACCGTCCGCCGGCACTACTTGAAAGACGACGAGATCCAGGAGTGGCTGGAGAGCTGGCAGCAGAACGGTCTTCCGGATTCTTACCGCGACTATCTCCGGAAATGCAGCCGCTCCTACTATTACAGCGAGGGCGTCTACTCCCAGTGGCACCTGGCCAAGGCTCTGAGGGCTAACCCGCGCGCCAGGATACCCGTGGTAGGCCTGGAGCACTACGCAGAGATGCGCTGCCGTCTGGCTACGCTTAACGATATCTCCAGGAAATCGGACGTTACCAGCAAAGACTTCGACCGGGTCCTGGTGGGTAATTGGCGTAAAGGCGGCCAGCAGAACGAGTTCCAGGCATTTAAGCGCTTCGATCCTGCTAATCCACTGGCACAGTCTGGCGCCATCTCCTATTCCAAGAACGCGAACTACGAGACGGATATCTACGCCACCAATGTATTTTTCAAGGGCATCAAGTCCTGGATCCGTGGCGCCAATGCAACCGCTGATTACATCAACTCCTTCCTGGAAAACTCCCTGAGCGCCCGACACCACGTTATAATCCCGGAGGCCTGGTTCACTAACAAAGAAAAGGCCCTGCAGGAGCTGTGCGAGATGAACGCCCGGAAGAAGGCGGAAGGAGCAAAAGACAGCGAACTCATCACCATCAAGGTGGGAGAGAAAACGCTGGAGATTGGTACGGAGTATACCACCGCCCTCTTGGATAAATACGTCAACATGGAGCTGGCCAACCTCACCAATTTCCTCGCCGGCCGCGGTAAGAACCAGGGTAAAACCTACGCCACACGCTCGTTTATCAACGAAGCCGGCGA